ATATCAGCTACAAGATGGATTGATACTTTAGTTTTTTATGGAGATAGATGTGATGAAAGTCAGGCATTAAAATTTCCTAGAACAAATTATCAGGTAGATGGTGTTGAGTTATCTTGTTCTACTATTCCAAACAATATTAAATATGCACAATATGAATTAGCTAGAGCATTGGCAAATGATACTGACGCTATTACAGGAACTACTGGAAAAGATGGTAATTTTTCTGAAGTAAAATTAGGAGATATACAGGTTAAATATAATACTGATAGTCAGGGAACTGGTTCTGTAAATAATATTCTTGACGTTTATCCGTGGTTACAAAGTTATCTTGGAGCATATATGCTTGGTGGTGCTGGTAGTTTTCAACTTAGGGTGGTCAGAGGATAATGGCAGGACAGTTAGACTCAGCATTTAAACAGATTGCAAAACAGGTTGTAGCTGATCTGGGATCTTCTTTTGATTCTTCTATTGTTTATACAAGAAAAGCATCAGGAAGTTATAACACAGCTACAGGTGCATATTCTACAAGCGATACAACTTATAGCATCAAAGCTCCTGTTGAGTTTGTCATTTCTAGAGAGGATGACAATAGAGAACGCAGAGAAGCAAAGGTCTACATTACTCCTAATTTGATTGGAGATAATCAACCTGATTTTCAAGATGAGATTACATTAACTTATGCTGGATCTACAAGAGTAGGACAGATAGTTAATATAGATACAAGACAAGGTGGACAGACTTATCTGTTTACTTTATTAGTGAGGTTCTGATGGCTAAAGCTGGAGATATTAGAAATGCAAGTTCTGATTTAAATAACAATTTAGAAAGAGATTTTAATGATTTTATAAGATCGGCATTACTTGAATTATCTTCTGAGTTTAGTTCAGATGGTGGAGATCCAGTTAGTCCAATAGATACTGGATTTTTTGTTTCAAGTTGGACAGCAAGCACACAAAGACCTAGACCAAATCAAGATAGAATGGATTTTGCTCCATGGAAAGACATTGAACCTACAAGAAAAGGAGAAAAATCTCCTCAAGCAGAAGTAAATCCAAGATTTATAAATGACATAAAATTTAATTTCAAACCTTTTTCTAAAGTATTTATTGGTAATAGATCAGAATATGCAGCTAGAGCTTTAGCTTCTCCTAGAAGTCAAATTCCTAGATTTGTTCAAAATGATCTTAGAAATCTTGTTAATGCAATATTTACAGATAAGAAACCTCAAATTGCTGTTGCAACTAAACCTTTTAAAGGTGGCACTATTAGTCCAACTGGTACAAAAGGTATTGGACAATTTGCTGATCCTGATAGAACATTTGTTGATTACACTAACTTATGACTTTAGTTAATACCAGAGCAGCTTTTGAAAAAGCAGTAACAGATGCAGTTGCAGCAGTAGACGCTACTGTTGAGATGGTTTACGACAATATGGTTTATAAAACTCCTGGTAAAACTAAAAAATATATTATCATGTCAGTTGACTTTGCACAGGCAACGACTCAAACTCAAGGTGCAGCCTCAGATTTTTATTCTGGAGTTATTCAATGTAAAATTTATGTTCCAAGAGGAAAAGGTAGCTCAACTTTATCTGCTTTAGGCGAGGCTGTTATTGATGGACTTACTTCTGTTAACGCTTCTAACTATACTGACACATTTAGTTGTAGTCCGAGAGTGCTTGATATTAATGGAATCACACCGATAGATTTAGGAGATTCTTCACATTTCTTAGGCTTAATATCTTGTCAATTTACCGCCAACGCTTAGTATAATGATAATAGCTATACATTAACATGACTAGAGCAGTTGATCTTTTGAGAAACAAATTTGGAGTTTCTCAACTTTATAAACATGATGTAATTAAAGATGATGAGGTTATTCTTTCTGTTTATTGGCATCCATTGACCATTGCAGAACGAGAAGCAATACAAAAGAAAACTAATTCTGATGATGCTAACGATTTTGCTTTACAAATGATGATAGAAAAAGCATTAGATAAAGATGGTGCAAGACTTTTTCAAGATGGAGATAAAGCTTCACTTAGAAGAGAAGTTGAAGCAAGTATTTTACAGGAAATAGAATTAGCCATGATTAATGCTGGTGCTGACAAGGAGGTTGAAGAGGCTAAAGCCGATTTAAAAAGCTAATAAAGATTGGCAGTTTTTATTTTTTTTAGCAAAAACATTACATAAAACTGTAGCTGAATTATGTGAAACATTAACCATAGAAGAAATGATAGGTTGGGCTGCATATAATGAAATCGAAAATGAAGAATATGAAAAACAAAAAGAACAAGCACAAAGAAGTAGTGCTTTACGGAGAAAAAAAAGGTAATATAGAGAAAATATTTTAGTTTTTATAGCAAGTGGCTAATTATAATATTGATATTGGTGTAAAAGTACAATCTCAACAATTAGATCAATTTAATAAAAAACTTAGATCTACAGAAACTTTAATAAATAATGCAAATAAATCAATAAAAAATTATCAAAAAGGTAATCTTGAAGTTGTAAAAAGTATTAATGGAGTTAATGAAGTATTAAATCAAGCTAGTAAAAATTTTAGAGAAGTTGCAGTAGGTACACCACAAGCTACAAGAGCAGCTAAAGAATTTGTCAAGGCTGAACAATTAGTAAATAAAACTTTAGCTGAACAAGAAAAACTATTAGAAAATACCCGAAGAAAACAACAAGGTAAGGAATTTACTATGCGTTTAAGACGTCAAGGATTTAAAAAAAATTTAATAAAACAAAACGATGGTAGTTTTATAAATCAAAGAAGAGCAGAATTACAAATTATAAATAGAGCAGCTACTTTAGAAGATCGTATTAATCAAACTCTTGCAAAAAGAGGAAAAATTTTAAGTGCGAATGGAAAACAAATTATTAATAATAATCAAGCTAGAGGTAGAAGAGCAGGGCAAGGAAGAGGAGGATTAGGAGGAGCAGTTGGTAGTGGAATTATTGGTGGATCTTTCCCTTTACTTTTTGGACAAACAGGTGCAGCAGCAGTTGGTGGTGCTGCTGGTGGTGCTTTAGGTGGATTAATAGGTGGTCAATTTGGTTTTGCGTTGTCAATTCTTGGTACTGCAATAGGATCTTTCATACAACAACAAGATGAATTAGATAAGTCTTTATCAAAAATCAGTAGATCATTTGAAAATGCTGGAAATTCTGCTGGTTTTACAAGAGATGCTTTTAATGATTTAAAAAGAACAACAGGAATGACTAAAGATGAAGTTCTTAGTCTTGCTTCGGCATTTGCAAAATATGGAGAAGCAGGGGAATCTGCTGCATTTATTTTTGGCGATAATCCTCAAACTTTTAAAAATTTAGCTGCAATGCGTGATACTAAAACACTTATAACAGCAATATTAGATGAACAAAATGGATTAAGTATTAAACAACAAATTCAATTATTGAGAGAAGCAAAAATAACGAGTTTTAAAGATGTGCAATTAAAACTTAATCGAATGATACTGGAAGAAAATTTAAAAAGAGAAATATCAGAGGCAAGACAAATAACAAGACAAGATAAAATAGCAGACATATTTAAAGACCAGTTGAGAACAATGATTTTAATGAAACTTCCTTTGTTGGATCTTCAAAAGATATTTCCTGAGTTTTTTAAAAAAGCTGCTGAAAAAGCTGAAGAAGATGTTGCAAAGATTACAGCAGAATTTGAAGAATTAACAACTGAGTTACCAGAACTTCAAGACTTGTTAACAGAATTAGATACTCAAGTTCAAGGTATGAGTTTTAGTATTCCATCTGCGATAGATTCGGTATCAGCAGAACTTAAAAAACTGACGAGTGTAGCATTTATGGTTACAAATGTAGCTGATACAGTAGGAAGTGCTTTTGGAGAATCGTTTAAAGGAATAGTAAAAGGATCAATGACAGCACAAGAGGCATTAAGAAATTTATTTATGCGTACAGCAGATGCCTTTTTAGATATGGCAGCACAGATGATTGCAAAACAAATACAAATGAAAATATTAGGTATAGGATTGAGGTTCTTTGGAGGAGGAATAGGTGGTGGCGAAACTGATGTTTTTGCAGGTAAAGGTTTGACCGCAGCAACACCAGGCGAAGTTACGATGAAGAATTTTGCTAATGGTGGTAGACCTCCTGTTGGCAGACCTTCAATCGTAGGAGAAAGAGGTCCAGAACTTTTTGTTCCTGACAGAGCAGGTACTATAATTCCAAATCATGCTATGGGTAGTATGGGTGGTTCTACAAACATCGTTGTAAACGTAGATGCTTCTGGTTCTTCTGTTGAAGGAGATGAAGCACAAGGAAGAGAACTTGGTCGTCTTATATCAGTTGCTATACAATCAGAATTAGTACAACAGAAAAGACCTGGAGGTCTGCTTGCATAATGGCTACGTTTCCTTCAATAAAACCTACATACGGACAACAAAAAAGATCCGCACCAAATACTAGAACAGTTCGTTTTGCTGATGGTTATGAGCATAGAATATTATTTGGATTAGCAGAACATCAAAATCCAAAAACTTATAATTTTACTTTTAACGTATCAGAAACAGAAGCAGATACTATAGAAACTTTTCTTGATGCCCGTGCAAATGATAGTGATAGCTTTGATTTTACTGCTCCTGGAGAATCTGCTGCACAGAAATTTGTTTGCGAAACGTGGTCGAAATCTATACCATATAACAATAGAGCCACAATACAGGCAACATTTAGAGAAGTATTTGAACCATGAGTACTGCTCCGATTATTACTGATCTTCAAAAGATCAACCCTTCAGCAATAATTGAATTATTTACACTTGTTACTACAACAGCATTACATGGATCTAATACAACCTATAGATTTCATGCTGGTACAAACCTTAATTCAAACGCAGATATAATCTGGGCTGGTAATACATATACAAAAATGCCAATACAGGCTGAAGGTTTTGCATATCAGAATGGACAACTACCTCGTCCAACCCTTACTGTTAGCAATGCGATAGGAACAATCTCTGCAATATTAGCAACTGTTAATGCTACTACTACAGGTAATGACCTAACAGGTGCTACTGTTACAAGGATTAGAACTTTGGCACGTTACCTTGATGCTGCCAATTTTTCTGGAGGTAGTAACCCATTGGGAACACCAGATCCTACAGCAGAGTTTCCACAGGAAATTTATAAGATAGATAGAAAATCAGCAGAAAATAGAGAAATTGTTACTTTTGAATTAGCTGCTGTTTTTGATCTTGCAGGAGTCAGAGCACCTAAAAGACAGGCAACCCGTTCTATATTCCCCTCCATTGGTACGTTCAACGCATGAATTGGAAAGATGATGCTCTCGCTCATGCGAAAGACCAAGATCCTAAAGAGTCTTGTGGATTACTATTAAATATTCGAGGAAAAGAAAGATACTATCCTTGTCGTAATCTTTCAATGACAGATCATCAATGTTTTATTATTGACCCAGAAGATTATGTGAAAGCAGATAATACAGGAGAAATAACTGCTGTTGTTCATAGCCATCCTGTTACACCACCTACACCTAGTCAGGCAGATCAGATTAGTTGTGAACAAAGTAATCTTCCATGGCACATTGTTAATCCAAAAACAGAGAAATGGGGTTATTGTGAACCCTGTGGATATAAACCACCTTTAATTGGCAGACCATGGGTGTGGGGTGTAACTGATTGTTGGAGCTTAGTAAGAGATTGGTATAAACAAGAAAAAGGTATTGAACTTAAAGATTGGAATAGACCAACTACACCTGAAGAATTTTTAAAAGATCCTATGTTTGAAAGATGTGCATGGAGAACTGGTTTTAGACAGTTAAGACAGGAAGAAAAATTAGAGAAAGGAGATTTATTATTTATGTCAATCATGGCAGATGGTTTAAATCATGTGGCTTTATTTTTAGGAGATGATATTTTACATCATTTAACAGATAGACTATCTTGTAGAGAGCCTTATTCTCAATGGTTATTAAAATGTACTGGAGGGAGGTATCGTTATGCTTCGTAAATTAAAACTTTATGGAGAGTTAGCACAATTTATTGGACATAAAGAATTTGAGGTAAAGGTAAATTCAATATCTCAGGCAATAAGTTTTCTTATCTGTAATTTTCCAAAATCAGAAGCCTATATAGCAGAAAGATCATATAAAGTTTTGGTTGGCGATTATGAAGTAGGTGAAGATGAATTAGCTCATCCTATAGGACAATCTGATCTACATTTTGTTCCTGTAATAGCTGGTGCTGGAGGAGGAACTAGAAAGATACTAGCAGGTGCTGCCTTAATTGGAGGTGCTTTTGTTTTAGGTCCTGCTGGTTTTTTAACTGCTACAGGAACTAGCGTGACAACAGGTGTAGTTGTAGCAAAATCAGCAGTTTATGTTGGAGCTAGTTTAGCTTTGTCAGGAGTTGCTGATTTACTTACTCCAGTACCAAAGACACCTGATTTTTCTTCTGAACAAGATCCTAGATTATCATTTAAATTTAGTGGTTTACAAAATACATCAAGAGCAGGTACTCCTGTTCCAGTTGTTTATGGTGAAATATTTACAGGAAGTGTTGTAATAAGTGCAGGTGTTGATACTGAACAGGTGAGAGCATGACAGATAATCCTAAAATTATCAGAGGTGCTGGTGGTCCTCCCCCACCATCTGCTCCACCACAACCAACTAGAACTCCTGATACTTTACATAGCCGTCAGTTTGCCACTCTTCTTGACCTAATATCAGAGGGAGAGATAGAAGGTTTTGCTACTGCTTCTAAAGCTGGATTAACAAAAGGTACAACTGCATATAACAACGCTGCTTTAAAAGATATATTTTTAAACAATACAGCTATTTTGCAATCTAGTGCCAGTAATACAAGTCCTGCTAGTACAGATTTTAATTTTCAAGATGTGACTTTCACACCAAGATTTGGAACATCAAATCAAGAACATATCAGTGGTATAGAAAGTAGTGAGTCAATAAATGCTGTAGGTGTAATAGTTACAAACTCTACTCCTGTAACCAGAACAATATCCAACTCTGATATTGACGCTGTGAAGGTGACAGTAACTTTTCCTCAGATACAGGTTGCCACTAACTCTGGAGATTTACTTGGTAGTTCTGTTAATCTTCAAATTCAAATTCAATACAATGGTGGTGGGTTTACAACTTTAATAGATGATACTGTTACTGGTCGTACTGCTGATGCTTACCAGAAAGAATATCGTGTAAATCTTACTGGTTCTTTTCCTGTTGATGTAAAAGTTGTAAGAGTTACGGCTGATGCTTCTTCTGCCAGTACAGTAAATGCTTTTCAATTTACAAGTTTTACTGAAATTATTGATGATAAACAGACCTATCTAAACAGTGCATATGCGTCATTAAGGTTTGATTCTCAGCAGTTTAGTTCTATCCCATCAAGAAAATATCGTATCAGAGGAATAAAAGTAAGGATTCCAGGAGCAGGTGCTAGTAGTTCGGGCACTCCAACAGTAGATAGCACAACTGGTCGTATTGTTTATCCTGACGGCTATATTTTTAATGGAGTGATGGGTGCAGCTACATGGTGTTCATGCCCTGCAATGATACTCCTTGATCTTCTGACAGATACTCGCTATGGATTCGGAGATCATATAACAGATAGTTCTCTTGATCTATTTTCTTTTGTTACTGCAAGTAAATTTGCCAATACTTTAGTTGATGATGGATTTGGAGGACAAGAGGCTCGATTTAGCTGCAACGTAAATATCCAGAACAGTAATGAAGCATTTGATCTGATAAATGAACTGGCAGGAGTTATGCGTTGTGTTCCAATATGGTCTGCTGGATCAATAGAACTTGCACAGGATAGTCCAAAGGACAGTTCATATTTATTCAGTCTTGCCAATGTTACTGAAGCTGGATTTAATTATTCTGGTAGTAGTCTCAAAGCAAGGCATAGTGTTGTTTCTGTGTCTTACTTCAATATGGACTCACAGGAGGTAGATTACGAAGTTGTAGAAGATAGTGCCTTGATAACAAAGATAGGTACAGTTGTTAAACAGGTAAAAGCATTTGCGTGCACTTCTCGTGGTCAAGCTGCCAGATTGGGCCGTGCAATCCTTTTCAGTGAGAATAATGAATCTGAAGTAGTTACTTTTACAACTTCCATTGATAGTGGTGCAGTATGTAGACCAGGAAGTGTTATTGAAATAAACGATCCAGTAAGAGCAGGAGTAAGAAGATCAGGAAGATTAAAAGCTGTTGCGTCTACAACTGTTATGACAGTTGACGATACAGATGCCACTGATTTACCAACAACAAACAGTCCAAAACTTTCTGTAATCCTTCCCAATGGAACGATTGAAACTAAAGATATAAGCAGTATATCTAGTGGTGTTGTAACAGTATCAACTGCTTTTTCTCAGACACCAAATGTAAATACTGTTTGGATGATCTCGAATACAACTATATCTTCGCAGTTGTTTAGAGTAATAAATGTAGAAGAACAAGATGGTATTAATTATGTGGTTACGGCTTTATCTTATAAAGATGGTAAATATAGTTTTATTGAAGATGGATCTTCTCTTCCTACTAGAACTGTAAGCCTTTTAAATGAATTAAAAAGCCCTCCTGTTGGTTTACAGGCAGAAGAAAAAATTGTTGTTATCAACAATAATGCTGTATCAAAATTAATCATTAGTTGGCAACCAGTTACAGGTGTTACTCAATATCAGGTGAATTATAGATTTAACAATGGTAATTATGTTTCAACAACTGTTTCTAGTCCAGATTTTGAAATTTTAAATACTGATATTGGAACATACGAAATACAGGTATTTAGTTTTAATGCTGCATTACAGTTAAGTGCAACTTCTACTAATTTGACCTTTAATGCTGTTGGAAAGACAGCACCACCATCTGATATTACAAATTTAACGTATGAACCTATTTCAGATAAAGAAATAAGACTTAGGTGGGATGCTGTGTCAGATGTAGATGTAAGAGCAGGTGGTCGTATTCATGTCAGGCACTCACCCAAGACTGATGGAAGCGGTACTTTTCAAGACGCAACAGATTTGGTGTTTGCTTTGAGTGGAGCATCAACAGAAAAAGTTGTTCCTTTACTTGAAGGAGAATACATCCTTAAGACACAAGACGATGGAGACAGATTCAGTACAGGTGAAACAAGTATTGTTATAGATTTACCAGAAGCACAACCAAAACTTTTAGTACAAACAAGAAGAGAGGATTTAGATAGTCCTAAATTTCAAGGTTCAAAAACTAATATTGGATTTGATGCTGGTACAAATTCAATCAGTTTGGCTGGTACAGGTAATTTCGATGACAGCACTGATATTGATTCTGAAACCTCTATTGATGATATTGGTGGTGTTTCAACAACTGGAACATATTTATTTAATGAAACTTTAGATTTGGGGGCTGTATTCAGTCTTGATCTTAGAAAACTTATCCAAACTGATTCAGTTTATTCTTCTGATTTAATAGATTCAGTTGCAGATATTGATGCAAGACAGGATTTTGATGGAGTTTCAAGTGTTGATACAAATGCCGAAGTATTTGTCCAAACTTCACAAGATGGCAGTAGCTATTCAGATTTTCAAAAGTTTGCAAATGGAACATTTAAAGGTAGGACATTCAAATTTAAATGTGTGTTATCAACACAAGATACAAACCAAGATATAAGAGTAAGTCAGCTTGGATATTTCGCAGAGTTTCAAAGAAGAACAGAACAAAGTACAACAACTATTGCTTCAGGTGCAGGAGCAAAATCTGTAACATTTGACCATCCATTTTTCACAGGCACAAGTGCATTATTAGGTGCAAACTCTAACCCACCAGCTATCGGAATTACTGCTTTTAATATGGCAACTGGTGACTTTTTTGAACTTTCCAGTATTACAGGAACAGGTTTTACTGTGCATTTTAAAAATAGTTCTGGTAGTTCTGTAGATCGAAACTTTAACTTTACTGCTATTGGTTTTGGTAAAGGTTAATTTTTAAGATATACTTAGGAAAAAAGTTGGTTTGCTATGTCAAGAGTCGATAATACTGGCGGTTCAGGTTTTACAACTGACAACGGAACAGGTCTTGTTGTAAGAACTAAATTAAATCAAATAGTTGCTGCACTTAGTACTCTTAATCAAGGCTCTGGTGACCCTACAATCGGTGTTGCAGCTTATGTTCCACATATTGATGGTAATACCTTAAAAATTAGAAACGCAGCTAATGATGCCTTTGTTAGTTTGGGCGATGTATCTGCAACAAACTTTGGTCATGCGGGATTATCGGCAGCTAATACTTTTACTTCAACAAATATATTTCAAGAAGATGTAACTTTTGATGGAGCTACTGCTGGAAGGGATATTGTTTTTGACAGGTCAGATAATGCTCTTGAGTTTGCTGATAACGCAAGTTTAGTTTTTGGGGCTGGTTCAGATTTAACCATTACGCATGACGCAACTGACAGCACTATTACAAGTGCCACTAATGATTTAAAAATTACCAGTAATGGTGATGACCTTATTCTTGAGGCCGAAGATGATGTAATTATCAGGGACAATGGTGGTTCTAATATTTTGGCTCAGTTCATAAATGGTGGAGCAAATGAGCTATATCATAATGCAACAAAGAAATTTGAAACTGCCAGTGGTGGCGTAAGTCTCTCAGGAGGAGCCGCAGCAAATATTAACGTAATATCTTCAGCAACATCAATAACAATAGATATGGCATTAGCTTGTCATCACGATATTACTATGAGTCATAATATTACTTTTGCAGCACCTAGTAATCAAGCAGTTGGACAGTCGGGAAGCATCTTCCTGTCTCAGGATTCGACTGGAAGCCGTACTGCATCATTCAATAGTGCATTTAAATTTGTAGGCGGTACAGCACCAACTTTATCAACAACAGCTTCAGCCATAGACAGAATAGATTATGTTATTTTTGCAAGTAACGTCATTCATTGTGCAGTTTCTTTAGACGTTAAGTAATGCCATTTTTTGACCCAATTAGAATAGGCTCATCTGGAGCTACTGATACTACATACAGCGTTGATCGAAGTTTAAGATTTAGTAAATCTGATTCAATGTATTTAGAGCGGACACCCTCTAGTACAGGAAATCAAAAAGTTTGGACATGGAGCGCATGGTTTAAAAGAACTAAATTACATGATGTAGGAGGAACAGTTTACCTTTTTAGTTGTAATAATGTTTCTGGTAATGATGGTATAGCTGGTCTTTATATGCAAAATGATGAAATATATACATATTTCGATACAAGCGGTTCTAACCCATATGGATCTGTAAATGGTCGTAAATTTAGAGATTTAAGTGCTTGGATGCACATTGTATGGCAAGTAGATGCAGCTAATACCAGTCAAAGAATATGGATAAATGGAGAAGAATTATCTTTAAATTCTGGAAACAACCCTCCTGATTTTTCCTATGGAATGAACCAATCTGGAATAAAAATGTTTGTTGGAAGGGATGGTGATTGGGGTTCTGCTCATTCAAATTTTTATTTTGCTGAGATACATTATTCTGATGGTAATAAATATGAAGCCAGTGATTTTGCTGAAACAAATTCTGAAACTGGTGCATGGGTTCCAAAGTCACCTTCTATAACATACGGAACAAATGGATATTATTTAAATTTTTCAGATAATTCTGGAACGACTGCAACAACTATGGGCAAGGACTCATCTGGTAACGGCAATAATTTTACACCTGTTAATTTGAGTACCTATCATTCTGTACCAGATAGTCCTACCAACAACTTTTGCACTATAAACCCAATTGATAAAAGTACTGATTCTCGACTAACTGTAAATGAAGGAATGTTAAAAGTAGGTACATCACATGGTTTTAGAACTGCGAGAGCTACTTTTGGCCTTTCATCTGGAAAATGGTATTGGGAAGCCAGATTAATTACTTGGTCAGATAGTTTTATAGGAATAACCGATACACAAGAGGACATAACTTCAACTACTAGAGGAGGTGAAACCTCAAATAGTGCAATGATTAGGCAAAATAATGGAGATATAAGGACTGGCGGTAGTAATTCAAGTTATGGTAATAGTCAAGCAAATGGAGATATACTTGGTTTTGCATTAGACATGGATAATGGAAAATTTTATATTTCTGAAAATGGTACTTTTTATAATTCAGGTGATCCAGTAAACGGAACAAATGCAGCAAAAACAGGATTAACTGGAACAGTAAGCCCCTCTGCTTCTCCTTATGATAATAGATCTTGTTTGTTTAATTTCGGGCAGGACGATACATTTGACGGAAATGAAACATCACAAGGTAATACAGATGCTAATGGTTTAGGTGTATTTAAATATGCACCTCCAACTGGATTTTTAGCGATATGTTCTGCAAACTTAAACCCAACAATACAGTTACCTACCAATGAATTTGACACAAAACTTTGGACAGGTAATGGCGGAACACAAACTATAACAGGTTTAAATTTTTCTCCAGATTTTGTTTGGATTAAAATTAGAACACAAGCATACAATCATGTTCTTTGGGATACTTTAAGAGGTGTATACATAAGACTACAAGCTAATCAAACAACTGCAGATGGTACAAATACAAATGGATTGACTGCTTTTAACTCTGACGGCTATACCTTAGGAGACATGAACAATGTAAATAAAAATGGAGATACTTTTGTTGGTTGGAATTGGAACGCTGGTACAGATGGTAAAACTTATGCTGTAACAGTTGTTTCTGATTCTGGTAATAAATATAGATTTGATGGTTTTGGAACATCTGCTGTAACTCTTAATCTTGCAGAGGGTGGTACTTATGTCTTTGATTGGTCAGACAGTTCAGCACAATCACATCCGATTAGATTTTCTACAACTTCAGATGGTACACATGGAGGTGGTTCTGAATATACAACTGGAGTTGTCAAAGATGATAGTGCTTATAAAACAACTATAACTGTGCCTGCCTCTGCTCCAACTCTTTATTATTATTGTCAATACCATAGTGGTATGGGAGGTCAAGTTAATACAAACACAACTCTTGGGTCAAGTAATTTTGATGGAAGTAGACACGTTACCACAAAAGCCAATGCTCTGGCAGGTTTTTCCATAATAAAATATACAGGTACAGGCTCAACCGCCACTATTGGGCATGGTTTAGGCGTTGCTCCAGAATTCATGTTTGTAAAAACAAGAGATTCAGCAGATCATTGGGCTCTTTATCATCACGAAGTAGGAAATACAAAAGTAGTATATATGAACATAATTAATGCACCAGCATCTTCAAGTGCTTATTGGAATAATACAAGCCCCACTTCATCTGTATTTACAGTGGGCAGCGATAATAAAACTAATAAAAGTGGAGATGATTATATAGCGTATTGTTTTAGCGGAGTAGAAGGGTATAGTAAGTTTGGAGAATATGAAGGCAACGGAAATTCTGATGGCACGTTCATAAATTTAGGATTTAAGCCTGCTTTTTTTATGTTTCGACAAGTAACTTATTCTGATAACTGGTATATTTATGACAATAAAAGAGATACTATGAACCCTACGGATCAAGAACTTAATCCTAGCAATAGTCAATCAGAAGCATCATCACATGATATTGATTTCTTATCAAATGGAGTAAAAATGAGAACTAACAATAGTTCTTGGAACTATAATGGATACAAGTATATATATTTAGCTTTTGCAGAGTTACCTTTCAAAAATGCAAGGGCAAAGTAGAATAAAACTATGGCTTTTAAACTAAACGGAAACCCACTAGCAGTTGATGTTCCTTTTACAGTAGGAGATATAAACTACCCTGCTAACTGGTTAAGATTATCGACAGCACAAGAAAAGAAAGATCTAGGTATCACAGAGGTTGCTGATGCTCCAAAGTACGATTCACGTTTCTACTGGAATGATGGAACTGCAAAAGCATTAGATGATGTAAACGCAACAGATGAAGATGGTAATTTATTAAAAAATGAAGATGGCAGTCAGATGGTTACATTAGGTGTAAAGTCAGTATTAAAAGCACAAGAGAAAGAAACTGCTGGTAGTATTTTAGCTAAGTATGATTGGTATGTTGTAAGAAAAGCAGAAAAAGGTACTTCAATCCCTTCGGCTATCTCAACTTTTCGTGATGGTGTAAGAACTGCCTGCGATACAAGAGAAAAAGAGATTGATGCCTGTTCTGATACGGCAGCGTTAGTAACTCTTTATGGATCAACAGAAAAAGATGGTGTTACTATATTTAATATGACACAATATCCAGAAGACCCTAACGATTAGATTCCTGCATTTGTCTTGTCATTAAACCCATCGTGACGTAGAGAGGAGATAGACCTATAATTAGTAGTAATACTGCTATGCTCATTACAGACATAGCTTTGATAACTGCAAATTTAATCATGTTTCAAAAAATTGCAAATGCGTTAAGTATTATTTCTTTTCTTATGGTAGCTTCCATGAGTGGTGGAGCATATCTAGGCTACAAATATGTAACATCTGAAAATTTTAAGTCTCAAGTTATGAATGAAATACTTGGAAATATACAGGGTTCTATGCCTAAAGTTTTAGACAATGTAATGCCTCAACAAACAGGTCCATCTATACCCATACCGAAAAAATGAACTGCTGGCACTGTAAAACTGAATTGATCTGGGGTGGAGATCACGATATGGATGGCGAAGATTATCCATTAAGATCAGGAGAATATAGTATGGTAACAAATCTTTCCTGTCCTAAATGTAATTCTTTTGTTGAAGTATTTTTACCAAGAGATGCCTACGATTGATATACCTCGTTTTCAAATAAATAAGGTTGAAATACATAAAATACCAATATGGAACTTTAATAATCCAGTAATAAATCATATAAATAAACCTGTTGTAGATATTCCAGGTTGTGTAAGAGTTCATAGAAATAACTTAACTAGCCTTATTGACAATCCTAAAGATGAATATGGAACATATACAGAATGTGGTAACTTCAGTATTCCTAGTTTTGAACCTTTGGAGTATAACCCCAATGAATTTAAGTACACACAGGCCGAAACCCCCAATCAAACAGAAGAGTTTGTACCGCCAACAGTAAAACCTCCAAAATACGAACCAAAAAAGAAAGAAGATAAACCGCTATTTGTACCTTGCCCTGGACCAAATGACCAAAGAGTAGGCCAATATGCTTCAGAGTTTAAACTGGAGCGTGTTTCTGGCCATAAAAGAAGCGAAGATGGTAGTAAATGTATAACGCTTTATGAGGACGTTAAATTCATCGAGCAATACATACCGAATCCTCCACAGCTTGTTAGTACTGCTGTTATTGCTACTGTTGCTGCCACTACTCCATTACTGCTTAATATTGTCAAACCTTTAGTAAAAAACCTGTTTAAAAAATTAACTAAGAAAAAGGAAGAAAAGTAACATTGTTACGGATTAAAAACATATTGAGAGTTATATACCTTTCATGTTATAGTAAGTAGGCAATAAACAATTTCATTTTTATGAAACACAAATTCCAAAACAGAACTGAAAACATCCT